CCCACCCCAGCAGCAAGCCGAGCCGGTGGCGTGCATTATTGACGGCGATCTGTATTTTTACCATGAAATTGTTGATTGGGAGGATTTAGCCCATCAAGGGCATGAGGTTAAATTGCTCTACACCGCCCCACCCCAGCGCCAATGGGACAAAACCAGCTTTAACGACTGGTGGGATGGCGACTACGACGATTCCGAAAATCGATTCGAGAAAGACTCAGCGGCATACTGGGCGTGGGCGGGTTGGCAAGCAGCAAAGCGCCCGTGGGTTGGTCTGACGGATGAGGAAGTAAACCAAAAGTCTGCATCAATTGACGAACGGTTAAAGCTGGCATTTCATGCTGGGATGTACGTGGCTCAGAAGATTTTGAAGGAGAAAAATGATCACTGAAGACGATGAGTTCGAGCGCATTGAGCGCGAAATCAAGCAGCGCAAAGAGAAGGCTGAAGCTGATTTGATGGTGGTCTACTCACTGCGTCTGACCAAGGCACAGCGCATCAAGCTGCTCAAGTTGGGCGGTCCACAATGGTTGAGGAATCAAATTGACCGATCTACCTAACTTCGCAGCCTGGGAGAGAGCAACGCTGGACAGGTTTGCCCTAGATGCTTACTTGAGGTTACAGGCCCAGCAGGAAGCACTTGAGCAACTCAGGGGTGACCTGCGCGATGCAATGAACCTGATCAGGATAAAAACAGTGAGCGTTCGTCTTGACGACGTTTAACTAGTCCTGGCAGAATCTTTCCACCGCCCCTGGTGAACTTCAGGAACTCATCAGCGGCCTCTTCAATCTCACCGCGCAAAACCTTCTGACGGAGGGTGCTGCGCTGTACGCCTCCCAGACCAAGGTTAAAGCCAAAGCTGACAAGAGCATCATTCTGACCTTGGGTAAGTACCATAGGAAAAAGTTTGGTGATGCCAGCTTCAAATCGCTGGAGATCAGCACTAAGGATTCCATCTACTTCATCCTTGGAAAACGTCCGGTTATGTTCTGGCTCCAATGGGAAAGAGTCTCTTTTATCCAAAGGTAAACGGCCTTGAATGGGATAGAGAACATGGCCTACTCCTATTGTCCAGAGTCGAGCAGGGCAACGGTAGGGCTTGTATCTAACACCCTCATGGTGCTTGATCATGTCCTTACATTGCTGAGAGACTTTCAATCTTTGCCACCTTTAAATGCCCTGCCACCAAAGTGGAAACTGATGATTGAAGCAAAGATCAATTGGGTATCGGTATCCCAAAGTTTCTCAATCAACACATCAAATTCAATGCCATGATTCCAAGCGTATATAAAACCACCAACTTCAACAAAAGCAAACAGTAGAAAGAATCCATAGGTCAACAACGGTCTTACACCGGCCCTCAGATTGATCATCCACTGTGATGCACCCTGACCTATGGCAATGTCGTGCGCGTAGATTGCAGAGCGTTCTGATGCCTCTGCCTCGATCATCTGGCCCTCTACCCGAATCTCCTCAACCCGCTGCTGCGCTTCAAAGCCAGCCTTGCGGAGTTCCAGTTCACGTTCAATCTGAAGTTGAGCCATTGCCATCTCATGCTTCTTGTCAGCACGATCTTGGAAGAAACCAAGCAGCTTGGGTAAACCACCAGCCAGGAAGCTAATCAGGGTTGAGAGTAGGGTCAGCATGATTAGCCTTTAAGGTCAAAACTTAGATTTGCGTGACGGGGATATTGAACAACACGTTCCCCTTCTGGGCATTTGTATTTGATCGTTGCCAGCAGAGTTGCCGTGCCGGGGGCAATCTTTTCTTTCCTCACCATGGTGAGTTGGTACGTGAACGTATCAATCTCTGGACCTGCCGGGCCGCTGAACTTGCTGGCCGTGGTGGTCGCTTCGTGGACCATGCCTGCGGCATCCCGAATGCTTGGGGTGAAACTCTCGACAGAACAGTCGTCGCGCTTTTTAATCCGCGCAACGGTGACTGAGATTGGCTTGCCAGCCTCTGCCACGATCTTGAAATGTTCAGGAGTCCACTTTAGGATTTCTCGATCAAACCAACCAAATTTATCGGCAAGGGTGTAGCTGCCGCCCAGCGCCGCAACGCTGGCGGCAACGGCTCCTATGGCTTTGGTGAGGTCGATCATTAAAGCCCCAGCATCTTTTTCAGCATCTCAGCAGCAAAGCCTGGGCCAAGCAGCGTCACGGCAATGAGCGCATAAAGGATGTACTCGATGCGGCTCATGCGCTTGCTGCCTGACTCAAACGACTTCTGAATAGCCTCGTACCTCAGCGCACAAATTTCTTCGTGCGTATGAAGCCGTGCATCAGTTGCATCGACCTGATTCATTACATGCCCTCGCCCTGGACGATGTACACGGTGGACGCAGCCGAGGCCAGGCCACTGAAGTATGACTCCCGACCAAAGCGCAGCACCTCAACTGCACCAGGCACCAGCACGATGGCCGCAGATGGCGTGCCAGCGACCGGCGCCACTGCGTTGGCCGTGGCCTCTGCTGCAGTGCCACCAACGCCCAGGAACACCGTGTTGGCGCTAGAGTTGATGATCCGATACTGGCCGGTGCTCTGGGCATCAAGCCTGGCCAGCACCAGCGCCTGGACGCCAGTAGGAGCAACAGCGGCAGCAGGGATGACAACGGTATTGCCAAGGGGGGCAAATGCGATTTGTGAATTTGTAGACATGGTTTTTCCTTGAGTTAAACGCCGAGATTACCTGCAGCAATGAATGTGTTGGCAACTGGAGCTATCAATGAGATAACAGCATATTGCCCCATTGTGCTGAACAGGTTGGAGTAAGAAACCAGTGTTTGACCGCCTGCAGCCACTGTGACTTTGCCTGCTCCTCCTTGAATGATTGTGCAAGAAAAAGCAACACCAAGACCAGCAGCACAAGTGATTGTGGTAGCAGAACCTGATGTGCAGTAGATTACTTTTCCATTGTCAGCAGCAGACAGCGTGCGTGAAACGCCTGCCTCGGTAATGATGCCATCAGGACTCAGGATAAAAGCTGGCGAAGAGCCTGGTAAAAAAGCAACGGTTTTTAACATGATGGTTCCTTAATCCCAAATGCGGTACGGTGTACCAGATACGGTTATTTTGTATGGCTTGATTGATTCTGGCAATTCCCCACGCATATTGACGTGCCAGCCTCCAACATCCACCATCTCTGGTACAGCGCCAGTAATTTTGTAAATAGGGCCAATGATGTCAATCATCTGTCCTTGGCCTTGGGCGTTAAAGATGTTTCCATCTTCAGTAAATTGTTGCAGCAGCCCCGTTTCAAGCATCAAGCGAATAGCTGTAGCTTCATCGGGAAACTTGAGGTGAATGTCTAATGCGTTCATATTTAAGTGTCAGTCACAATGGTTTTTACCGTGCCATCGCCAAATTTAATTTTTAAGTCACCATCGGACGAATCCACATAAATTTGAGCAAACCCAAGTTCGGTGGTAGGTGCGGTTATGCCGTCAGTGATACTTAAAGATGTAGATTTGGGTTGGTATTGAATTTGATCTGTGATTGTTGTACTAGCGCCAACAAAAAGATCAATGCGGTTGTTTAATTGGCTTTTGCGGGTAAAACCAATGGAAGCAGTGGACAATTGGACGGGTATATCCACCACGCATCCAGCAGGCGCAGACCCGCTATCAGCAGCATGAAACAGCACGGGCTGGTGTCCAGATGTTCCCCATTCACCATCCCATAGACCGCCAGTAATTCGCACGTTGTACGCATTGCGCGTCTGGTCTGCTCCAGTAGCACTTGCGTCACTGTAATTTATGGCGCGTCCAATTCTAAAACCATCATAAGTAATGGCTTCCATGTATGGGTCAATAACATTAATGTCCCAAATACCAGCACCACTGCCACTCAAAGGACTCATTACCATCCCGACAAAATTGCCTTCAAGCAAGGGGCGAATAAAGGTCTGACCGTATATGTTAGAGCCAGTGCCTTTAGGTTCAATTACAACGCCAAAACGACCTTCCTTAAACGTGCATCCAACCCAAGATGAACAAGTTGCATCAGCAATTAACTGCAAGCCAACATAGCAATTATCAGAAACCACAGCCTCCGCAACAATCGGAAAACAGAAGTCAACCTTATACCCAATATAAAAACTGAAAACCGTAATGTCCCGCAGCGTCAAATTGATTGCGTAGTTAAAGAAAATACCGACCAAAGTGTGTGGTGGTGTGCTGGTTGCTGTAATCGTGCCTAAAGATGGCCCAATCAAGCTAAAACCTTGCATGACAAAACGGGTCTTTTCTTCATAGAACCCAACGCCTGCCCCAAACGTAATCATGTTCCCAGTGGTCAGTGCTGTGTTTGAAAAGTCAAGGGTTGCACAATTTCCGACTACCGCATGAAAATGATTGGTGGATGAATAAGCAACCGTAAAAGTCAAAGCACTATCACACCGATACGTACCTGCGGGGAAATACAAAGTTCCATTAGAAACTTTAACCGCATTCCAAGCAGCTTGAATTGCACTAACGCTGTCTGTTGTGCCAGTTGGATCGGCTCCATAATCCAAAACGTTTACTGGCGCACCAGTAATCATTGAATACGAAACTTTTGTGAGCGACATGGTTTAGCCTTTATTTGGAAAATGCTTGTACTTCAGCATTTGTTAATCTTTGCGGGTAATACGCCAATTTAGCAAACCAACCATTGAGAAACGCATTAGTTAAATAAGTTCTACCACCAATGCTTAGTGTATTGACTGTCGGAATGGTTGCACTCGTATCCGTTAAAGGTGTTGCAGCATTTACACTGGCAGCAATACTATTCAACTTATACGCTAATGACGCTTTATTTGTTCCGCCTGCAATAGCGCCTGTTGTTAAACTGGCTTGGGTAGTTGTTGCAATAATTTCAGAACCATGAGAATTAGTTGGAGAGTTCCAAACCAATTGCATACGATTGGTATTAGTGCCATCATTTGCAGATAGATAAATAGCTGAAACTGCCGTAGTTGTTTTGTTTGTAGTTGCTACAAAAGTGCCTTCGGTAGCGTTGTACCAACTGCTAAAGTTTGTGCTGGTCATTGTGGCAATATCAGCGCTGCGCGTGACTGTAGAGGCCGCTGTAGGGATAAAGCTAGTTGCAAAAGCTCCTGCTTCAAGTTGCGCGTATTGCACAGTCCCTGTAACTGTTAGAGTCAATACGCCAACAGTCGGTGTGAAAGTTAGTGTCGTGCGAGTTGGATACGCGCCTGTTCCCACAACAGTCGCCGAACTTGTACCAGTTAAAACAATTTGACCTGTTCCATAAAAAGATAAAGTATTTGACGTTGCGGCTGTAGTTACTAATTGCGTTGAAAGATTTGTCCCATCAATAAGACTGTTCAGCAATAAATTTGAACGTGATTCTTCAATCAACAAACCATTACACACCAAGGTTGTAGGGTTGTAGTCAAACCGTGGCAAATTAGCATTGATTGCTGTAATCACACCACTTGAATTGATAACAGTGGCAGTGTTGCCAGATCGCGTAAATGTGATGCGAGGGTCAAGAGTCGCCGTGGTGAAATCAAGCGCTAGTCGTGGCAAAACGCGCTCTGTGGCTGTGATTGAGTAAGATGGCGTTATCATAATTTACACCAAGAATTCAATTACAGAATTAAGTGGGGGCGCTTCCGAGAATGTCACATTACCGCCAGTCACCGTGTAAGTGTTTTGGTTCTGATAGACGCCGTTAATGTAGATCGCAAAAAGTGTTGACGTTATTGGGAAGATGGTCTGCGCGCCATTGCCGGTTGCGTTCGTTGAAATAGATCCAGATGCGACATTGCCGTTCGTGGAGGTATAAACCACGCTGCCTTTGCTGTCTAGCACCTGGATGCTGTAGTCGCTGGCAGCGTAGAAGCGTGATGGTGTGCCCTGGTAGACGGGATACCCGTTAAGCGTGCGGATGGGCTGCGCTGCCGGGATGGTCAGAGCTGAGTCCCAATAGACCGCGATCTGGTTGACCTGGGGGTTCAGGTTGACCGTGCCAACCCAGATGTAGCCGTTCTCCAGTGGCAGACCGTCAGCGCCAGCAAATGCTGGATACGGTGGTTGAATCGAGAGTGCTGACATTACTGGTTCTCCTGGGTGGATTGTCGGCCGGCCTGCGCTGCTGACTGCAACCACTGAACCCTTGCATCAAGTGATTTTGGCAATCTGGCTGCGTCTGCAAAATTCTGGAAGGATTGTGACATAGCCGTACGGCGTAAAGCTGCTGCGCTTGGTGCTGGTTTGGTTGCTGCTTCAACTGCAAGTTTCTGGAATGCTTCATCAGCAAATAGTTTACCGGCTGCTTTAACTCGTTCTTCTGCACCGGTTGACATGAATTTGATGATGTCAGGCGCCACTGCACCACCACCAGGTACTAGACCCGTAACGGTTGTCACAATGCGCTGAGTGATAGTGCTATCCATTACCTTACCGATAAGTCCTTCAGGGTTTGCAAATGCTTGGTTTGCCTTACCAGTGGTCAGCACATTGGCCCTGGCCTCTGTAACGCGCTTAGAGACTTCATAAAGGTCACGCAACACGTTTGCCGAGTCTTTGCCAAGTGTCTCCACAATCGTCTTGTAAACCGGTGGATTGGCGCGTAGCTTAGGGTAAATGTCAGCAAATTCTGAGAAGCCAAAACCGCCTTTTTCTGCGCCTCGGGCTGATCGAGTAACTGATGCCAATGCGGTGGCAATTGTCTCTTTGCGCAAATCTTCTGGTACAGCCTTAAGCAAACGATTGAATTCGCCTGCATCGCCCTTGGCTGCACCTGTGATGGCAGTACGCATTTTGTTTGCCACGCTGCCTTCAATGTCATTACCAAACGCATTCACAATGCGTTGACCTAATGCGCGTTCTTTGGCGTAGATCAGGTTAGCCGCACGGAGTTGCTTACGCAGTTCCTCGCCACCAATGTTGCCCACGTTTGTCAGTTGATCGTCAGCAAGTGCAGCATACAGGCGTTTTAAATCAGCCTCAGCCATGCTTCCATATGGTGATTCCAGCTTATCAATGGCTTTGCCAATCAGCGTTTTTTCGCGCTTGAGCCGGCCATAAGTGACATTGCCCTCTTCAATCATCTTGGCCAGATTGCGCTCTGCGGCTGACATTCCTTTTTCGCCAACTTCCGCTTTAACAGACGCAAGAATTTCTTGGAGCTTTGGCAATTCAACTACTGACGTTTTTGGCACTACTTCGTCAACGGCGTTATAAATTTTGCTTGCTTGTGCATTTAGGTCAGATCGAGTTGCTGTCAGTGAGTCTTTGATCTTCTGCGAGACTACGCCAGGCGCTACTGCACCTTCAACAAAGGTGGCATCAAACTGCCTGATTACCTCGTCGGCCTTTTCCACGGCCTGAGAAACGGTGGTGCGCCATGCTGCCTCGGATTCGCTTGCTGCGGCTGAACGGGTCAGTCCTGCGGCTGCGCGAACCTGTGGGCTATCGCTGAACACATCAGCAGGCAGTTTTATGCCAAGACGGTCGGCTGCTTCTTTGGCTCCAACATTGATTTGTGCAAGATCGGCTAGCTTGTTGCGTGCTGCGGCTGCACCAAAACCAGTGCCAGATGCCTTCTGAACCAGATTATTGACAACCTCTGTGGTCACGGTAGTTGTCGCAGTTGGCGCAGCGGCTGGTGTTACTGGCGGTGTTGGCGCTGCTGTTGGTGCAACAGGCGGTGCTTCTGGCGTTACAAACGGCGTTTCAAAGGTCGGCTCAACCCGTACAGGTGCAGGAGCAGGGGCAGGACGCGCCATAACCCTCTGTGCGCCGCTTTTAACTGCTTTGACTACTGGTGTGCCAACTCGCTGAATAATCTGCCCTGCTGGGCCTAGAGCGCCTGCCAATGCCACTTCACCAAGGTCTGCCAGACCAGTGCCACCGCCCGTTGCTGCTTGGCTTGCCTCAATTCCTGTCTGGACAGCTGCGCCAAAACCAATTGCGCGAGGAATGGTGTTGATTGCTCCTGCTGCCATCCGAGGCCCATAAAGTGCTGGCGTGAATGCTGCCCCTGCTGCTCCTACTCGTGGAATGTCTTGTGCGGTCATCCCTGGTGGAATAACGTATTCCTTACCATTTTTTGGAGACCGCATAAACACGGTTCCTTGCTCGTCTTTGCGGTAAGTCAAGCCAGGGAAGTTAGCAGCAAATATCTTGGCACGCTCTTCAGATCCAGCCATCAACCCGCCAAGTGCCGCCTTCACTAAGCCAAAAGACATTTCGTTAGTCTCTGGCATATCGTAGATTGTTCGCTTTTCAGAAAGTGCCAAGGCAACCTCTGGCGATGCAGAACGCTTTGATCCGGTGAATTGCTCGGCTAAACCCTCAAAGAATCCCATCTGAGGCTGTGCTGCCGGGGCCGGGGCCGGTGCTGCTGGCGCTGGTGCTGGAGGCGATGCGGCAGGGGCAGCAATGGGGGCAGATGCAACTGGAGCAGGTAATGAACGAACATTAACACCCTTGCGTGCTAATTCACGGCCAATTGATTCAAGATCAGTTCGCGCTCTGGTGTCGCCGGCTTGAACTCTATTTTGTGTTTGTTGGTACTCCTGCGTCAAAATCTGCACAGCATCTTGGTCTCGTCCAGCTTGCTGAGTTGGCGTAACTTGAGCGCTTGCAGCCAGGGCAGCAGGGGCAGGTTGTGGCGCAGGCGAAGCCAATGGTGCTGGGGCCGGGGCTGGTGGAGCTACTGGTACAGGCAGTGTTGGTGCTGGTGCTACTGGTGCTACTGGTAGTGCAGGGGCGGGCGCAGGGGCAGCGGCAGGGGCTGGAGCCGCCATTGCAGATGCTGGTGCAGATGCTGGGGCAGCTGGAGCATTACCGGCACGAATTGCCGCAACTCGTGCTTTCAGGCTAGGCGAATCTGGTGGAACATCGTCGGGGATGTTGTTGATGGTGATGCCATCTTTGGTGGTGATGGAGTACGGCATATCAGTAATCCACCGTTATGTTGCGCTGTCCAGCAGCAGGGGTGGTTGCCGCAACAGGCGGTGCTTCTGGTTCTGGCGCTATCTCTGGCCCAAACACATTCTCTGGATTAAGTCTGTAATTCTTTACAACTATGCCAAGCGCCTTTTTATCTTCGGCAGCTTTTTTCTGAGCAGATTCTAAATATTTTTTAGCCAGAGTTGTAAAGTCATTGCGCTGACTTTCTTGCAAAAATTGGCCGTTTTGCGCTTTCTTTAGTGCATTTTCCAAGGCGGTATACAAACCAGCCGTATCTCGTGCAGTGGCAAATTCTGTTTCGCGCACCACTGAGCCAGGGTCAAGCATTTTCATAAAGCCGGTGATCAGTGCAATGTCGCCAGGTCCAGTTTTAGCAGTCGCTGACGATTTTATGTTTTGGTAGGTTGTTCCCAATTCACCATAAACTTTGCTTCGGGTTTGCCATTCTTTTCTAATTTTCTCTTCTTGCTCAAATGTTTTTGCAGGATCAATACCGCCTGTGGCTTTTAATGCTTCTAACTCAAGTGCAGCTCTTGCAGTTTCAACACCGAGTTTTTTGGTTGTTGCTAATGCCGAGTTGGTCTGGGCTGTTGTCAGGCCAAAATCAGCAGCTTTCTTTTTAAGGTCTTCAATTGCGTTTTTCTCTGCAAACTTGGCATCGACTGTTGCTTTGGCTGCGGTTGCTTTGGCAAAAGCAAGATCAGCAACTGCTTTCTCTGGTGCACTAACGGCAATGGCTTGCGCTGTTTTTGCTTTTGCTATTGCTTCGTCTGCGTCTGCACCAGCTTTAACTAATGCTGGTATTGCTGCTGCTTCTTCTCTGCGTGATTTCCGAACATTGCTGATAGTTTCATACCAATCTTTTCCAAAAGCAGCGCCACCCATAAGTTCTACGCTTCTAATGGCCTGCTCTGGAGAAACTTCAGCCAGCTTTAACGTGTCTTGCCATGCTGTTTTTTGCATGGGGTCTGTCTCTGCTTCGGCATATTGCCGTATCAATTGTTTGGCAGACTCTGGGTTTGACTCCAATGCTGAGAGCACTTGACCAGTAAATCGCTTTGACGTTGCCAGCTTTTCGTCGGTCATGGTTTTGCCAACAGCTTGCAGGGCATCAAATTGCTGCTTGTTAGCGCCAATAAACAGGCGTTCCAAATTTTCGTACTTTCGTTCTGCTGGTGGCGTTGTAAAAAATGTGCTTATGTCAGTCTGGTATCTTTGCTGCTCGGCTTGTGCCAATGCTTGCTGAACACGTTTCTGCTCATCGGCTTCGCGCTGCGCGTAGATGTTGGCAATGCCAGTGCCAAGCTGTAACCCCTGCACGGCCTGTGCAAACGGGTCTTGGACGTTTTGAAGATAGTTGATTGGTTGAACCATGATTAAAACCCTGCCCGTTGACCGCCATAAGCGCTGCCCTGTCCGATGCTGTACCCGTTGTCGCTAACGGCCGGCGCAAAAGTTGGAAGGCCTCTAGCAATAGTGCCAAACATACCGGGAAAATTAAACGCTTGGCTTTGTCCCATGATGCCACCAGCCGTAGCTGCGCCTTGATTACCTAACAGATTGGCAATGTTTGCGCCGGTTTGCGTTCCAGCCGTACCAACACCAGCAGCAGATGCCTGGCCAATCCTTGCAAGTTCACCCGTTGCACTAAGCCCACTTGATGCCAGATTTTGCGCTACCGTGCCGCCTGTTGCTGCCAAGCCTCCGAGCCTGCCATATTGCTGGTTGATCAATTGGCTTAACAATTGTGGCTCAAACTGTGCAAGTGCGCCTTGGATGTTTCCGCCACGTAATCCACCCGTGGCAGATGCGCCTTGCAAAAGTGAATTTCTTGCTCGCTCTGACAGGGCTTTGAATTCTCCCCCGCCCTCGATGCCTGCTATGGCTTGGCGCTGTGCTTCTGGGCCTCTGAGACCGATTAAAGCCTGCTGCTGCTCAAGTGCGGGTGCGCCGGCCTGCGCGTATTGTTGGAGTGTTGGCAATGCTCCTGCGCCAGCTTGTTGATAAGGTGAGTAAGCCCCAAGCGCTCCACCTCCAGCCTGGACGTAAGGTGCAAGCAATTGCTGAACAGCTTCATTCTGCCTGCGTTGCTCATCAATGCCGGCTTGGGCTGCACCTGCCTGTGTCTCTGATGCGCTTCGGGTAGCGCTTGACGTCATTTGACTGCCAATTAGACCGCCTCCTACCGTTAGGGCTGTTATCGGATCAGGCATGATCAAACTCCTTCATGTAATCTTCAAGTTTTTCACCGTACAGCGCCATAATTTCATGCGCGATCTTGGTCGCTTTTTGTGTGCCGTGACACAGTGCAACCGCCATTAGAACTACATCGTAGTACCCAGCACGCCAAACAAACGACTTGGCATCTGCTTTTCCAATGCGCTCGACATGATCTGAGGCTTGCCATTTCAAAATAGCGGTGGCAACAACTGGCGCTAAATTGTGAGAATTGGCCATCCAGAATGAATTCTGATTCATGCCAACCAGCGTATTCCAGATCACCGAATTGAGGTCTTCGCGCTCAACTGACTCACCGTCTGCAACATCGTCAAAGACCTGGATGGCCTCATATAGCATGAGTAGCCAATCAACGGCTGGCGCTGGCAGAATCCTTTGCAGGTTCTCTTTGAGCCAATCAGTCATGCACAACTCCTGTTAAGGGCAGGCCGCTGGATGCCATAACTCAGCACCATCATTTTCCCACATTTCAGCATTTGGTCAATCCATCTCAGATTCGCGCTCTTCCCACGCTTGGCAAACCCGCATATCGTTGCAAATGAAATTCAGCTTTTCGCAGTGACCCCTGAACCCTGCGCCTTTGTCGTAAGACGCCATCGGGATGCGCTCAATCCGCACCTGGGCCATAAAGGTGTTGTCGTAGTATTCGCAGTTTGAGCAGTGCTTGCGCCTTGCATCCTTCTCGTTGCACTGCATGGCCTCTGCCAACCTTGCATAAAACGGTTTGTTTGCGCCTGGCTCGTTGGTTGGCATTTCAGGACCGTAGTTCCAATCTTGTACCGCGATGGCGTAGTTCTTCTTGTTCTCAGCGTTAGTCAAGAATTCTTCATCCATTGGCAGGCCGGCAAAGCCCTTTGGGATCATCATAAATTCTTTCATGGCTGTCCTTTAAGTGATTTCGCGGCCTGATGCGCGGATGGTCAATGAGGTGGCTGCACTGGCAATGGTGCTGATAAACCCTGATGGCTCCAGCGCCTGGCCAACCAACTCTGGGAAGGTATAGGTCTCATCCGGTGCAATGCTTCTAGCATCCACAATCAGGTTTGATGTAGCCGCACTTCCACCGCTAGTCACTAGGTTGACGCTGATCGTGACGTTGCCGGCCGATGTGTTGGTGGCGGTGAACTTGTCGATCAGAGCCTTGCAGTTGGTCGCTGTGTACTGCGTAGTCTGAGCGTTTTCGGCTTGCTTTGCTGGAATCAGCACCTTAATTGATACAGTCATTGGATACCTCCGATATTGTTGACAGTGAGAATGATGCTCGGGATGCCTGGATGTGGTGCAGCCGCAGCAAAAGCAGTAAGTTCAACGGTAAGATCATCAACAGAAAACATCAGTTCAACATAATCATTTGCTTTGAGGTCAAAGAAATAATTTAACGATGAAAAAACTTCGGCATTGTTGCCCTGAACTCTAATTCTGCTGGCGCTGTCTGCTACATCTACACCGTTTAAACGAAACCAAAAGTCAAAGATTCCTGTGCCACCAGCCGTTTTATCAAGCTGAAATGATGTGTCGAAGTTATAAACGCCTTCAGTGTCCACCATCACCCTTGATGTGGTCGACAAAAACACTCCTTGGCTTAGATCAGTCGTGTTAAACGTGATGGCCTTGGCCGTGTTGATAACCGTGGCCGTCTGTGTTGTGGTGTCGTAAAACGATCCGTATCTGCTGCGCTTGAACTCTCGCGGGGCTGGTGTCATCTGTAGCCCTTCTACAGCCGCTGTCAGTTGAGCGAGTAGGGCCATCGCCTGATTGACTTTGTTCTCTGCTGACGCGATGCTGACAGATGTTTGCTGTGTCAGATCGGCAATCTGATCTAGTGCCAGAATTGTCTTGCCATCAATAACTGCTGCGCTGACTGCCGCCTCTTGCGCCAATGCGCTGATCTGCGCCAGTGCGTTGTTGGCATTTGCTGCCGCCGTGTCTGCCTGATATTCAAAGTCAGTGCCGACGATCACTTGTAAGGTGTCAACCGTGGAAAACAACAACTCAAACTGTCGTATCTGCTGTTGGTCGGTCAGAAACGCTGCAAGTTGATCTCGCGTGAGATTGAGCCGGCGAGAGATAGGCGCGGTTGCCATCAGTAGGCCAATGCTTCAATCTGTGCTTCCAGGCGCATGAATGACAGGTGAGCATCGCTATCGCCACGGAATCGCTGGATGCGCCAGTTTTTCATATGCCCCTGCTGAAACCATGCCAAGCGCTTGTTTGAGCCTATCGTGCCGACGCTGATGCTGCGGTCCTGGCTGTAAGCCTTGCCATCCACGCTGTAGCTGGTGCTGATCTGCGGATTCTTGCCGAGTGCTACGCTGCCGGTAAGACTGACCAATTCCAGCTTGTTGAACAACGCCCCGTTGCTTTCGTTGTAGACAATCAATGTGCCAAATTCCCAGCGCACTTGCTGGCCCCAATGGTGGCCGGTGTCTTGCACAAAGTAACCGATGGTGCTGGACTGTGGATCTCCAATCATCCATTTATCGTAGGCCCACACAATGTTTCTTGCGCGGTATTGGGCAAAGCCTGACACGGTGGTGGTCAGTGTGAACCAGACTTGATCTTCCAGCGCCTGCGATGCGGCTGCGTCATAAACGATAGTTCTGTCTGGAAGGTGAACGTACAGGTGCTGATGCGCCTTGTCGTTGCGTGCTTCCAGCTTGACCAGGGCCAGCTGCGCCTCGCTGTAGTTCAACAACAGATTGTCAATCTCTTGTGTGCTGATCTTTTGGGTGGTTGCTGCTGCGCCAAGGTAGATGCCTGGTGCTTCGTTTCGGCCACTACCAAGAAAGGCAATGCGCTCGATGTAGACACAGCAACCTTGCGTTCCAATCACGCCCTTTTGTAGCTGCGCTCCATCAATCCGAGCAAATGGGAATAACTCACCGCCCACATTGTCGAACACTTCCACAGTGTGTCTGTTGAGCGCATAGACCTCGTTTCGCAGCTTGAGCAATGCTACTACCGGGTCGGGATCAACCTCAGAACTGCCGTATTTCAGCGGGTTAACGATAAGCGGGTCGGTCAACTCTGTGACGATTAAAAACTCGCCATCGGTGGTCATGAAGTAGCCATCCACCCAGCAGAAATCAAGCACTACGCCCAGATCGGGATCTGTCACTTGCGTAAGTGTTGTGCCATTCCAGTAATACAGCCGCCCACCCGATGCAATCGCCAGCAGGTCGAAGCTGTAATCAAAGGTCACCAGTTCTGTTGTCGGACCACCAACATCACCCAATTCCGTCACAGTGCCTGCGCTGTCGATCTCTACCAGCTTCGTACCCATCACGCGATACAGAACGCCATCCCACTCAATACCGCCTCGGTCAATGCCTGGGCCTGTGCCGTTGGCCACAAGACCGTCACCAGGGCGAAGAAACCCGGCGCTGATGCCTGATTGCTTTGGCACTGGCACAAGGTTGACGGGATAGCTGGTACGCAGCTCCGGTGTGCTGTCAGCATATATGCCGTTCAATATTTGAATTTGCATTACTTGTTCCGCGCTGAAATGCGTTTTGCCTTAGCTTGTGCATCAGCTTTAGACGATGCGCCCCATGCCCTCAGACTCAACAGCAGTCGAGTTGGTTCACCATCTTTGTACTCAGGGCCAGGATTGCCACCCATACGGGCCAGAAACGACGCACGGCGCGGATTGTCTCCAGACTTGACCGGAGGCTTCAGATTCATGCCTGCGGCCTTGGCAGCGGCTCTACCCTTGGCGTTCAATCCGCCTTTTGGATTCTGCCCTTCTTTTCTGGCAAAGGCTGGCGTTTTCATTACGCACTCACGGCCTTGATCACTGCAAAGTTAAAGACCGGAGTTTCAGTGGCAGTGCCACCAGTGGTTCTGAATGTGATGTTGAAACTTCCTGCGGCCACTGCTGTCACCATCAGGTCGTATAGATCCGTGCCTGACTTTTGATTGAGGATGATCACATCCGTTGCCGCCACGGTGCTGTTGGTCACAGTAAAGGTTGCCGCAGTGGTTGTGCCTGCTGCGCTAAACAGCGTGATTGCACCAGTTGTTTTGTTTAGCGTCACGCCCGTGGTGCGGCTAGTTCCTTGGGTAACAGTACCACCTGCGCCCGTTGCGTAGCCTACGCCTGCCGTGCCAGATGATGTGACTGCACCAGTTACTGCCAAGCTAGTGCCGGTGGCTGCACCGATTACTGGCGTCACCAATGCAGGGCTGGTGAATGTGCCAGTGCTGACTGTTGGGTTTGTGATTACCGGCGTTGTCAGCGTCGGGCTGGTTGCAAACACCAAAAGCCCTGTGCCGGTCTCATCGGTCATTGCTGCCCGTAGATTGGCGCTTGATGGCGTGGCTAAGAAAGCCTGAATGCCGGCCGCATAAACTGCATCGGCGTTGATCTGATACCAAGAGTTTGTCGGCTGATAGAACCTGATTGCTGTTGCAGTGCCTGCGCCTAAGAACGAAACGCCACCAAAAATGGCTGTTGCACCGTTCAGCGCAATGGTCAGTGAGGTGATCTCTTGCGTTGTCGTGATCAGCACGGTAGTGCCATCAGGCACGCCAGTGTTCAGTGGCAGCGTGATCGTGCCGGTTGCCAGAGTTCCAGCGGGTTGCAGCAGCATCCACTGGTCTTGACTTACCGGGGTCGGAACAGTGATGTTGAAACCAGAGCCAGGCACATAGAGATTTGTTGACAGCGTAGGCGATGCAAAACTCTGCTGGAAGAACGTCAGCAAACTGCCGATACTGGTGCGTCTTGCATCCCCGTTGTTGGGCGAATAGACGGGTAACTGATCGCCGCTGGAAATCGTGCTGAGAACGGGTAACTGGTTAATGGTTGGCATGACTGTCCTTAGTAATACTCAAGAGGCCCATCAGGGCCAGCAGTAACCGGGTTAGCCGGTGGCCTGATAAATGGATTGTCGTAGACGCGCCAAGGCTTGTTGCCTGCGCCGGCAGGCATTGTTCCAGGCAGCTGCTGTTCAAGCGGGAACGTGGCCCTTTGGAGCAATATGTCGTATCCCTGTTTGGCAGTGGTCTTGGTCTCGATCATCACTGTCTTGCCAAAACTAGGCGCCAGCCTGATGCCAAGCGAGCAAATGATTGCTTCGTAAGCTGAATCAGGGACGTTGGTTTCTTCGTCTAGGTCGCTATCCTGGGGGCTTGATGGCAATGGATAACCCAGACGGATGCCTTTGGCGTTCCAATCGGCCATCATTGCATCTAAGCGGCGCAAAGCGGATTGCAGCTGCTCGGGCTGTAGATCAAAGACGTAAGACGCTAGACCAATCTCTGTAAAGGCAGCATCTATGAATTGTCGTTTTGTGTAGCCCATTGCAATTCCTCAATGTGTTTCAACAGGTTTGCATCTGACCACCGCTTGTCAACCTTCAGCCCAATCGTCTCGGCCTGCTGCAACATTTCATCACGGGTCGGGGGGCTGTCATCCTTTGGCGCTTCTTCAACGACTGCCTGACGGACACGGCTGCTCATTGGTGATGGATGGACTTGTTTGTTTGCCTTGCGCTCTTTGGTCTGTAACTTCTTCAGCTTGCGCTTTTGCAGCCGCAACTCTTGCCGGGGGCTGAGAATCTTGGTCTTGACGATGGCAGCTGACTTGATCATTTCTTTTTCTTTGCTGGCTTTGCTGTCTTGGCTGATGCCACAAAGTCGGCTTTGCTGGGTGCGCCAGGCGCTCCAGGCTTACGCATCTTTTCTTTGCTGCCGGCCGCGATGCGATCACGTTTGGCTGCGATGTTGGCATACAGGCCTTGCTTCATTTCATAGCTTTCTTTGGTGCAGGTTTACCCGCGGCCTTGGCTGCTTTGCTTGCCGTGCTGAGTGCAATGGCCACAGCTTGCTTTTGGGGCTTGCCTGATTTCATTTCCATCGAGATATTCTTGCCGATGGTCTTGGATGAATAACCTTTTTTCAATGGCATTCTGTTCCCCATGTAGAACGGGCCAACATCTCTGCTGACCCGTCTGTTTATCAGCTAATCCGATACACAATGAAGGTATCAGCAGCAGTCTTGCGAAGGCGGAAACGTGCAGAAGCACCAGACGTGCCAGCAGTTGCTGCAGCACCCACGATGGTCACGTTTGTGTTGACCGTGAGGGTCAAAGCAAATGCAGCCAAAGTAATCACGCTGAAGTCAAACGAATCACCGATTGCCCACTCGGTTGCCAGGTCAAGCGAAGCGCCTGTTGGCAACTGGATGTCACGACCAGCAGTTGGCGTTGCAGTGATGATGCCTGTCAGCACATTGGCAGCAGTTGCCGCCATTGCAGCGCCATCAGCAATGTTGGCAGGCGCGCCCTGGGGCTGCCAGTTGCCGTTGTTGTTGATGTCAGGCGCAACACCCACAGCGTAAAGCGCGCCCGATGCACCGGCCTGGATGGTCACGCTGGTGGCATTGGTAAATGCGGCGGACACATAGGTGGTGTTATCGACTACTTGCAGCAGATCCTGTGACTCTGGGAAATTGGGATAACCAACTTCTTGAAACACGGAAGCCGATGAGTAGGCTTGAACGGCGATTTTCTCGCCGGCTGGCACGGTGACGGTAACCGTACCTTGTGCAAAAACTACGTTGTAACTCATGATTTTTCCTTAAGGAGTTTGGTTGAACAACAGGATGCCGGACATCTCAGGCTGCTTATTGACCACGCCAAAAAGGGTATCCAGGCGGTACTTGGTCTTCATCGTGTTCACATCGTACTGCTTCTGCATGACCACCTCGATGCCCTGATCGGTGCTTGCACGCATCACTGCGACACCAGCATCAGACGGTACAGCGTAACGGCCTGGGAGGATCTCCAGCGCATCTTTCTGCCAGAAGCAGTTGATTGGTGCGTCATCCACGTTCAAGCGATTGATAGTGCGACCAGCGGCTGCTGTCACGATGCAGTTCTGGTATTGCAACTCAGCATCAGTCCCGCCTTGTGCGGAAATGATAGGAGGTGTGATCACGCAGGTCGTTGCATTGGTTACGCTCACAACACGGAAGGTTTTGGAGAATCCAGTACCTTGCTTGGTGATGTGATGCACAGCTTCGACGCCTTGGATTTCAATGGCGGTCCCGGCCGGCAGGTCGGTGGTGCTGGACACGGTAATCGTCTGGAAACGATTGTCCACGTTCTGCGTTTCTCCGGTTACTGCGGTCTGTGTTGCCACAGGCACGTAGTAGTTGTTAGCCGCAGCCAGAGTGCTCATCGTTGGGTCTGCGCCAGTAGCCGCCAAAATGCGGTTGGAGTAGTCCAGCTTGTAGGTCTCAAAGCCTGCAACCATGCCGACATACGAACGCTCGAAAGCGTTGTTTGACTTGTTGCCAGAGAATGAACGCGATGCACCGCCACCAGTAGCGCCGCCAGCGATGTTGCCAGCAATGCCGTTGTAATCGCGGCTGCACAGTGCCAGGTAACGGTCAAAGGCTTGGACGCCCTGCTCGTTCATGATGCTGTCGCACAGAGCGATGTCGTCGTAGTCGCCGGCAGCAGTGCTGACAGTGACCACCAGCGAACCGAGATTGGCCGCGCTGTTCATGATGGCGATGTTGATGTCGGATGCCAGCTTTTGCTTGGCAGCATCACCCAGGCGACCTTCTTGCAGGGCATCACGCAGTTCCAGCGCATCCAGAATGAACGGCACAGACTTCTGGAAGCCAAGTGTCGCCGGGACGGACAGCTGCGTGTAAGCCGTAAAGTTGTTGGTCTGATCCATGCCATCGAACGACTGCGCGATGTACGGCTGGGGACGATAGATGACGTTGTTGGTTCGTTCCATCATCGAGCCGTCAGTGTTGTAGACGGAGACGTTGCGGGACAAAACCAGAGCGTCGTTAAAACCTTCGAGGATGTCCTCAAAGGCTACGCGCTCTTCTTTGCTGAATGAATTGCTCATAAAAACTCCATTGGTTGAATAAAAAACACGGCATTACTGCCACTTTCTCTACTCACCAATGGGCTGGCGGGGGCCATTCAACTGCTATTTATTTGGGCTAGCGATACCCGTTTGGCGCATTATGCCTTTTTTTGTCGCTTGTACGCAACCACTTTTGACATATTGCCGGTTCTGGCTGCTTCTTCCCGCAGTCGCTCAAGCGTTGAATCTACTGAGCCAGAATTTCGGGCAGTGCCTGTAACGACACGCTCGGGAGGTGGTGCTGTTCTGCGACTTGTGACTTTCATTTCTTTCTCCAGTTTTGCAACGGCAAAGGCAAACTTTACCGGGTCTTTGATTTCTGCCAGTTCTTTGGCCTTCTTTGGGTTCCTGCCTAGCGCATAGACTACCAGGGCAGGGTTATCAGCACCTTGCAGCATAACTCCTTGCTGGACAACGCTAAACAGTTCCTGCGCTACCGCTTCGGCGTCTTCAAAGTCTTTCACTCGCAATTCGGCCTTGGCTTTGGTGTAGCTGTCCAGCTTTGACTGCCAGGCGCGATTCTGGTTTTGCAGTTCGGCATCTTGTTTTGCTTGCTGCTCATCAGTTTGGCGTTTGCGGTCATACCAGCTTTCCAGCGATTGCTCAAACTTCTCGGCGTCGTAGTCGTGATCTTCGAGTGTTGGTTTTTTGCCAAGCGTGACGGCCTGCTGAACTGGCGCTGTTTGTTGTAGCCGGCCTTGCAGTTCTTGGTTCTGCCGCTTCAGTTCGCGGTTTGTCTTGCGTAGTTCACGCACCCACTCTGGCGCATGGGCTGGTTCTTCTTGCTGCTGCGGTTCTTCCTCGCCAATGCTGACGACAACCTCGTCGGGTTCCTCTGCCTGTTCTTCCTGCTCTACCGGCGCGTCTTCGATAATCAAGTCTTCTTCGTTTTCCATCGTCTTCCTTCAAACTCACCCAAAGTCGGCTGGGTGGATGCCGTTATCGTGTTGCCATAAAGTTGGTCAGGCCTTGCTCAAATTCTTGCATGGCTTGCTGGACGGGCACTTCCTCTCGTGCAATAAATTTACCTGATGCGTCGTAATACTTTCTAAGCAAATCCTTTTCTTTTTTAGTTGCTTTGAGCATATCGTTTTCAAGAAATTGACGTGCTTTTGACGCATCCATGTATCCAGAGAATCGGCTTTCCAATAAATATAAATCCTTATCGCGCTGTGTTGGTGGTGGCTGGGTGATTCCTTTCTTTTGCAGTATTTCCTCTGGCGTTACTGCTCCGGCTCTTTGCCATGCCGCAGGCCAGCGTACTGTATCCATGCTGCTTTGGAATTTTGCTGCTGCGTATTGCTCTGGTGTGGCAAACCCTGCGAAGGTTTCATCTACTTTTGGAACGATGCTAGGCATCAAGCCCTGGCGCTGCAAGTAACTTTCACCCATCCTAGCAGCCGTCGGGCCTAGTTCTCTAGCACCTGCTCCTGCCATCCGTGCGGTTGGTGCAACCATCGGGGCTAACGTCATAGCTGCCTCAAGTGCTTCAGGTCGGATGCGTGTAGTTCCTCCCATGCCGCCTGCTCCGGTTGTCAATGGTTCACCGTATGAAAGCCTGTCAAGCGTTTGACTGATTGCTGGTGCGCCCATAAATTGCGCTACGCCTTGCATTTGCTGTGTTCGCTCTGGGCTGTAGCTTGCTGCGGCAAGGTCTGACAAAAATCCTAAAATTGAATTGCGTGGTGTTGCCTGCAAAAAGTCACGGGTCGGATTGCGTGCCGTCTGCGCCAGGGCAGCAAACGCCAAATCCTTGAAGAATGGATCAGCCATTTCGCATCATCTCTTGGATGGTTTTGGCGCTGTTGATAGCCAGGGTCTGGTCGTCGTTCTCAACCTTACTGAGTGTCTGCATCGTCTGCGCGTTTTTCAATTCGGCACTAGCAATGGTCTCCACTGTATCTGCCCTGGCCTTGGCTGCTTTGGCGCTTGCTTCCTCTGCTGCTGCTTGCAGATACATCGTATTCGGGTCTTGCGGCTGGCCTTGCATTTCTGCCATCATTTCCTCGGCCTCGTCATCCGTTGGCTTAACCACGCCCATTCTCAGCAGCTTCTTGCGGAAATAGGCATTGGCATCGCTGACGCCTTCGCCTTCCATATTCATCATCGCCATTGCGGTCAATACTTGTTGCGTTTCAGGGTCTTGTGTAATTTGCATCATCCCTGTTAGCGCTCGGACCGTGGCTGCGCGTTTGCTGCTGCTGGATGGCCCGACTTCTGCCACCACGTCAAAGGTCGCCTCGCTCAAGTCGTTGGCCATCTTCATAGCGCCGGTCTCCTGGTCGATCATTGGCTGCATTAGTTCTATCGTGCCGGCCTCGCCAGTTGACGCAATCGTCTTCATCCGTCGCTTGTCTTCGGTATAAACATCTCGTGCCATTGACAGCCAGATTTCGCCGCAGCGCTTCATGCCCTTTGCAAAGTTGCTCATGTAGATGAACGTCTGCATATCTACGCGGGTCTGGATCATCTCCACCGCTTTACCAGACATTCCCGAAACCATCTTGTCAGCGCCTTGCGGGTTGCCAAGAATGTCCTGCATATCCTGTTCAGTAATCGTCAAGAGTGCGGCCATTGCCGGGGGGATTGCTGCTGACCTGGTGTAAGCAACCGGGCCGCTGATTTGTGTTCCACCATCAGCACCAGTGACAGGGTTAATCAGCAGGTACGGATAATCCCTCAGATTGTCTTCTGCCCACATCACCTGGTGGCCGGCAACCTGCTCTGGCGTCATGATGGGTTTCTCAATGCTTGACAGTGCCGAGATCTCGCCCAGCTTGGACAGCTGCATATTCTTCAGGCGCTGTGCATCCTTGGCAAGCCTGACCGCACCCATGCAGCGCTCGACGTTATCCACAAACCAGCGCTTACCGTAAACCACGACGATGGGAATGCACTTGCCAGCAATGTAACCAGCGTCTTCCAGCACCTTGCCGCCCGACATAATGTATTTGCGAACGCGCATCCGCTTAACGCGCTTTTGGCGCACTTCACGGCTACCGACTGCCATCAGGGTTTCTTCTAGCGTCTCATCGTTCGCAAAATCGGTCTGGCTGTACCGTTCCTCCGTACCATCAATGGCCTCGAAGATGCGGATAACCTCGGTCTTTTCCTCAATCTTGTAGTATTCAGCAACGAAGACAACATCAGGCGTTGCCCAATCAAACTCATATTGGTGGATGATCTTCGGCCAGTCTGTCGGATCGTCGTTATAGATTTCCTTGTAACTGTCTCGGGTCATGCTGGTGACCACAAAGCAGAATTTGGCGTCTGACTTGTCCTGGCGCTTGGCGTTCAGGTCAAAGAATACTGAACTGTCGGCATCGTAGATTGGCTCGATTCGGATGCGCTGTTTGTCGTTCTCGTCGTCTTCCTCGTCTTCGTAGACTGTTCGCAACCGCCAGGCCCCAATGCCACCGCCCACAGCTTCCTCGAAAGCGTTGTCATACGCCTCGTCAGCCACGGATGCCTGCTCATCGGCACGGTACAGGCCATCGCAGACTTCGGCCAGCTTGTCGTTCTCTGTGCCGTCCTTGCTTACATAATCGACTGTAATGCGGTTGTTACGGTACTCGTTGACGATCCGAATGACCGCCAGCATGATTTTGTTTACTTCAAACTTCGGCTTGTTTTCGTATTGGTCGTACAGCGGCCCTTCCCATTGCGCCCCACACAAGCTGTAGAAACGCCGGTCTTGTAGGCATTGCAGGCGCTCGTCACGCAGTGCGGTCTGGATGTCATTGAACTGCCGCAGCGCTTCGTCATGCAGATTGGCAAGGCGTTGTTCGGTCGGTATTCTGGCCATATTTGTCCTTGTTTGTCCGATTTTCTACCATTTGTGCATCGTCGGCAATGGCACGAAGGTTTGCGGTTTGACAACAATTGCGCGTCTGATTCCCTCGCAAGCATATCGCAGGGCGTCAATAACGTGATTCTTCTTGTCTTCCAGCACCGGCAGGATTTTACCCGTCAGCGGGTCTTGCTTGTAACTGTACAGGCTGAGTTCGTCAATCGTATGCGTGCAGCGAGGGTGAACAACAATGTCGTATCCCTTAAGAAACTCGACGCCTTCCTCTACCGATTTTGGGCCTTTTACCGCCGTCATGATCTTTGGAAAGCCGTTCTTCCGCATATGGCTGATTGTCTCGGGCCTGGCTGAATCTGCCACGATTGGCCATTTCTCGGCCTCTGGAACCTGCATAAACAACTCTGGCGTGTTCACAATCTCGCACCCAACCATATAGGCCTCGTGATCAATATAGAGCGTTCTGCCAACAATATGACAGCGCACCAGAACCGTCGGGTCTACCGCAAAACCCCAATCAGCGCCCAGCCGGTGGATCGCGTCAGGTGCTGCATCAAACTCGTCAATCTTCCAGTTCTTGAATACTCGGGCGCTGCTGTTGGTCAGGTAGCTGCCTTGCCAAACGTGCTGATACTTGTCGGGGTCTCGGCGCTTGTCGTACTCCATTTCATCCCTGAGTACCTGCGGAAACCACGGGTTATCAGTGAAATTGACCTTTAGAACGGTCGCATTCTTGGGTGGTGTCGGGCCTCTCAGCAGGAAATCTACCGGATCAGACTGCTGCCGCGGGTTCCAGGTAAACCAAAGCTCTGACTCTGGCTTGCGGATTGTCGGCCGCAGCAGGTCAAGGCTGGTCTGAGACAGGCTCTGTGCCTCCTCAACCCACGCACAGTCATATCCTTCGAGACTTTTTATGGAATCTGCCGTGTGATTCTGCATCCCCTGGAAGATGATCGCGCCGTCTCCCTTGCGTGATTTGATCACGGCATCCTGCACTTCAAAGTATGCGCCCGCGTTCATGGCCTCGATCTTTGTCTCCAGCAGCCGCTTGACAGATTGATTGAGCGATTTCTGGATTTCCCGCACGCAGACGCTTCTTCGCTTCTGGTCAATGATGTGCGCCTCGATCATCAGTTCGGCAAACATATGACTCTTGCCAGAGCCTCGACCACCCCAAGCGCCTTTATAGCGTGCAGGATCTAGCAGGGGCAATGCCCATTCAGGCGTTTCGAGTTGCAGTGTTGTCAAGATTTAACCACTATGCGCTTGATTTCCCTGAATTCCAATGGTGAACCATCTGCACCTGTCACCTCGTGCTTTTGCGTTTCAGCCCATCGCATCTGGGTTTTGCTCCACCAGATCATTGCGCTTGTATCGCCGCCCATTGCTTTTTGGAATAGCGTCTTGCCTACCTGACCATTGGCTTTAGCCTTGCCTGACACCAATTCAGTCGCAAAGTGAGCGCGAAGCGTGTCAATGTGGATTCCATCACGCACTAGCACTGCAATCTGCTCAATAGGCAATCCGTAGCCTGACAACGCTTCTACCTGTTTGCGCTCGGCATCAGTAGGTTGAAACTCTGGTCGGCCTGCTCCTGGTTGCGCTCCACCGCCATTCGGATAACGTGCGCCGCCCTTCTTTCCTTTTATTTGAATTGGTTTTTCTTCAATGGCTTGCTTCTTGGTTGCCATTTGTAACCTCCGCGAAAGGTTGTCCAGTTTCTGCGTGAATTGCTATTTTGCCTGTGAATTGCTGCCAGCGTTTCACGATGACGTCGCAATAACGTGGATCGAGTTCCATCAGCATTGCGACTCGACCGTTCTTCTCGGCTGTGATCAAAGTGGTGCCGCTGCCGCCAAAGCTGTCGAGCACCACGTCGCCGCCTTTTGTGTTGTTCAGGAGCTGGTACTCAAACAGAGCCACGGGTTTCATGGTCGGGTGTTCGCCGTTGCGAGTTGGCTTGTCGAACTCAAGGATGGTGGTCTGCTTGCGGTCGGCTGCCCAGAGGTGGCCTGCACCTTCTTTCCAGCCGTACAGGCAAGGCTCGTGTTTCCAGTGGTAGTCCTGCCGCCCCATGACGAGGGAGGACTTCTTCCAGATCAAACACTGCCGCACCGTCCAGCCAGCGTCTTTGGCAGCGCCTCGGAAGTTGTAGCCCTCGCTGTCAGCGTGCCAGATGTAAAACACCGCGCCGGGTTTCATCACCATGTCGGCAGCCGTGTAGGCGTCGCGCAAGAACTGTCGAAACTGATCGTCGCCCATCTCGTCGTTCTTGATGGTCAGCTTTTCCTTTGTGCCGCCTTCGTACGCCACGTTGTAAGGTGGATCTGTCAGCCAGATGTCCACCAACTGACCGCCAGTGAGTTTGGTCAGGTCATCAATGCTGGTCGAATCTCCGCACATCAGCCGATGCTTCCCCAGCACCCAAACATCGCCCAGCACCGTGACCGGCTGCTCAGGCACTTCTGGCACCGCATCCTCGTCGGTCAGGCCAGGCTCTATCTGCTCAGGCATCAAGGCTGCGATCTCGTCGGCTGTAAATCCCGTCAAATCAAGATCAAACCCTAGTTCACCAATCTCACCCAGCTCCAGCGCCAGCATTTCATTGTCCCAGCCTGCATTCAGCGCCAGCTTGTTGTCAGCAATGATGTATGCGCGTTTCTTGGCATCACTCCAACCGTCTGCCACCATTACAGGGATTTCAGTCATTTTCAGCAGCCTGGCTGCAAGTGTACGCCCGTGGCCGGCAATGATGCTGCCGGTTTCATCTACCAGCACAGGGGTTGTCCATCCCCACTCCTTGATGCTGGCTGCGATCTGCGCTACTTGATCGGCGCTGTGTGTCCTGGCATTGTTTGCATATGGAATCAGTCGATCAATTGACCACTGTTCTACTTTGTCAGCGGGGTTCTGTTTCATATTTTCTTGAAAAATGGCCAAAAACACCAGAGCAGCAGCAGCCACGGAATGCCAAGCAGACCCAGCATGAATAGACCCATTATGAATCTGTCGGTCATCATTGCAATGCCGCCCAGCAAGATCAGTGCGCCAAGTACCGCATACAACCTAACAATAATCGTCCTGATCATTGCAGCGCCGCCTTGGTTTTCTCATGCGCTTTCTGCCACATTTCTTGCCTTTCGAGTTTAGTCAGTTTAACACCTTGGTCTATTTCCCAATGGCATTTCAAGCACAGTGCGGCCACCAGGTTGTCATCTGCCTTGATCCCTCGGCCCTTACCGCCGCCCCAATTGCTATGCGCTGCCTGCACCATTTCACCGCTTCCGCAATGCTGGCAATCAAGCTGTGCTACTTTTTTAAGCAATTCCTTGTCGCGCACGTAGCTGTGTTTAGGAAACATCAATGCCCTTATCTGCTGACCAGGCCAGCAAGAATTCAATGAACTCGCTGCTCTCACTGGTGGTGAATTTGTGGCTTTGCAGACCAAGCTGAACAATTCGCTCCCCGTCCAGGCTGGGGCAGACCTTGCCAATCTTGCGGTTTGTGTCGTGCGCCCATTGGTCAATCAAGAGTCGCTTCCAATCGTCGCTTGTCCAGGTGCTGCCGGCAGCAGCCATCTGTTTG